CCCGGCGGTCCGGAGCCCGGCCAGCACGACGCCGGCGCCAGCGGCGGCACTCATCGGGCCAACTGGCCAGCCTGTCAGCTTCAGTGCGCAGCCGATGGCGCGGAGCTCGTATTCGCCTCCCGCTATCAGTGCCTCGCAATGCGGCGGGGTGGACGGGGCCTCGTCGTAGGCGTCCGTCCAGTCCTGAAGGTTGCTGCTCATCAGCCTGCCGGGTTCATCGTGGCCGTGGCGACCAGCAACGGTCGCTTCGGCGCATCACCGGGCCGGTTCACTCCCGGTACGTGGCGGGTGCAGAACAAGGTGCCCCCGGCCATCGTGACCCATGGCTGAGGCTCCGTTACCGCGTCCGGGTGCGGGGTGTCCGGGTCCTGCGAGGGCAGCAGGTGCGGCGGCAGGAACATGAACGGGTTCAGCTGGTCCAGGCGCGGGTCACCGGGCGGGAGCGCCATCCCCGCGATCTGCATCTGCTCCATCGCCATCTTCAGGTCCTCCTTGTGCCCGATCTCCCAGTTGAGGCGGTCAGTGAGGCAGGTGGCGCAGTAATGCGGCGGGGTTACGGCGCTGAGGGCTTGCGCGAGCAGCGGCGGGAGAGTCTCGGCGATCGCATCGGCCACCGTCGCCCCGATAATCTTCGCGGCGTTCGGCCGCAGTCCGGGCGGTACCCCGTTGCCGGTGTGGCCGGGGATCTCGGCCGAGCCCTGCGGGGGGATGTCGCCAGGCTCCGCGTGCTCGAGCTGGCCTGCCAGGGCCATCGGCTGCGGCGAGGTCGCGCTCAGCGTCGCTGTCGGCGTCACGGCGGCGGTTCGGGTTGTTGGTCATGCAGCAATTATGGCGGGACGGCGGTGACGTGTGGGAACGGACACGGCCGTGGCGCGTGAGGCGGCGTGGCTCAGCACGGTCAGCGGGGACAGCCTGCCGTTCCTGCCGGCCAGCGCCGGGGGCCCCTTTGAGGTCATCGCCCCGTACTGGCAGGGAGCGCAAACCCGCACCCAGGCCCTTGCCATCTACGTCCTGCGAGCCCAGACGACGGCGTTGCGGGTCGCGAACCAGCGGATACGGCTCCGCTACCGGATGACGCTCGACGTGCACTGGCCTATCCGGGCGACGGGCCCCGGAGCGTCCTCGATCGCGGCGGTTGAGCAGCGGAACCTGGATGACGCGGTGGAGCTGCTGCGGCAGCGGATCGCAGGCCTGCTCGGCGACAAGTCCCACGGCGGGCGGTTCCATGCGGCGGGTGAGGCGAAGACGCTGCCGGGGATGACGGTGGATTTCCCGCAGGCGGAGACGACGATCAGGGCGGCGAAGGAGATCCGCGCGTCGGTCGTTTACTACTGCGACGACTTCGAGATCAGCAATTGAGTGGGTCATCATAGCCTCGCCTTACCCGCAACCGCTTGACTGAGACGGCCTGGCCATGGCGAGCCCGGAGGCTGGTGCTGACGGGGGCAGATCCGCAAGTGCCGTTGATCCCGCATTTCCCGGGCTTCTAGCCGCTAGTCCAGCGGTTACCTATCCGGGCACGGGAAGCCTAGCGCAGCGGAGGCCGCAGTGACCTACTCCGTCCTGTCCGCCACCGCCAAGCTAGGCATCGCCGCCGAGACCACGGACAGCGACTACGTGACTCCCGCCTTCACGGTCCCCTTCTCCGCCGGTACCCGCTACCGCAGCGTCATCACCCAGCTGTATGACCGCACTGCACGCGGTACCGACGCGGACACCCAGGACGTTCAGCAAGGCCCCTGCTGGTCCGGCTGGACGATCACCACCCAGGCTTACGCCGACTGGGCTGGCTGGCTGTTCCGGGCGATGGTCGGCCCGGACCAGTTCACTGCCGGCGTGGTGACTACGTTCGCGGCTGGCTCCGCCGTCGGCGCCGGGTCGGTCAGCCTCGCTGCCTCAGTGCCTGCCGGATCGGTCCTGATGCTCGGCGCCGGGGACACGCTGGAGTACGCGCAGGCAGGCACGCCCACCGGGGCAGGGCCGTACGCCGTCCCGCTTACGACGGCGCTCCGGTTCGCGCACGGCACAGGCGATCCGGCGCAGTCACAGGCCGTGCACGTCTTCCGGCAGAACCGCACCTATGCCACCGTGTGGCCGTCATACTCGCTGACCACCGATGACGGGATAGACCAGCTCGGGTGGCCCGGCTGCATCCTCGGGAAGGTCCGCCTTCAGGTCCAGGACGGCGGGTACGCGAAGCTGGCCAGCGACTGGAACGGCTTCCCTCCCGTCGCCGCCTCGACCTTCACCGAAGCGCAGAGCGCCGCTCAGCCTCTCGCCGGGTGGGCGTGGGGCATCACCACCGCGGGCGGGGCATCGACGCGGGGTATCTCCCTGGACCTGGCGCTGAACCGGCCCCTGCAGATCACCCCGACGTGCAGCGGATATCAGGCACCGCTGGGGATCTTCCCCGGCCCGATGCGGACCACCGGGACTTACCGGGCCATCTACGACACGCCCGCGGACATGCTGCTGTACCGCGAGGCGATCCAGGAGCCGGCCGTGTGGACGCTCGCGCAGCCTGTGCTCCAGGGCGGGTCATCGATCGCGGTCACGCTGAGCGTGTCCGGGTGGACGCAAGGCGAGGTCAGCCTGGAATCGGAGTATGTGACAGCCAGCTACGGCCTGACCGGGATCGCCAACACCACCGACTCGGCAAGCTCGGGAGTCAGCTCGGTACGGCTGGTCAACTACGTTCAGGCTCCGTACGGACCGTGACCTCCGGTATGCACTCCCGGCAGTTGTCTGCTGGCGAGCATGGGCGGAACCAGTACTCGAACTCGCCCGGCACGCCGGAGGGCCGCACAAACTGCGCTCCGTGCGGTTGCCCTGCGATGTACTGCGGCCCGATCTCGACCCATTCGGTCACGGCTTCCACGCCTCTGCCTGATATCCGGGCCAGTGCCGGTAGCCGCTGGCGAGCAGGCGGACGGTACGGCAGGGATGATCCACCACGGCAGCCTCCTCGCCCGGCCCGCCCGGATCGCAGCAGATGACGCACACCGGCCCGTACGGCGCGTAGCCGCTAACGGGCGCGTGCTCGTCCAGGATGGCCAGTTCCGCCTCACACCGGGCGATGGTGTCGCGGGGGTCATTCGCGGCGATGTGCGCGGCCTGATACTCGTCCGGGCTGCCCTCGTCGTAGACCACCTGGCCGCCGAGGCTAGAGATGTTGCCAGTGTGCACGCCATCATGCGTCCAGGTGCCGCCCTCGCGGGCCGCCAGCTTCGCGGCGTCCCGTCGTAGCAGGATCGCCAGCCGCAGCCACGGCGCCAAATCCTCGCCGGCGCTCACCGCGACCCGTTGATGAACTCGGCAGGCGAGACCGGCGGCCCCGTCGGGTCGCTGCACGTCCACGGCCCTCCGCTCAGCGGGATAGCCCACGAGTGACCCCTCGGGACCTCACGCAGCGACTTCCCGCAGCCAGGACAGGCCCAGTGGCCCGCCCACCCGTCCCGGTGCCGGTAGACCTCAGCGATGAGGGACAGGAAGTCGTTCGCCTCCTCGGCCAGCGCTTCGTCCCGCTCGCGCTCATCGGGGTCCCGGCCGTCGTAGGCATCCTCGCCTAGCTCGGCCAGCGAGACCAGTTCCTCGCAGCGGCCGATGATTGCCAGCTTCGACTCAAGGTCTGCGACGACGAAGACCGGGCTGTACATCCTGATCAGGTCCAGCCCGGCGTTGACATCGGGATCGTCGCCCTTGAAGACGCTCAGGGCCGAGACGGACGACGCTGGCCAGATTGGCTCCCCTGCACGCGGGTGATCCGGCGGGGCGACCCATCGGGCCGCGAGCCGCCGCGCCAGCTTCAGATCCGTCACGACCTGTGTTTGCAGCCAGTCCACGGGCCCCTCTTCGCTGCTGCTCATCCCGCCATCGTCCCCCGCACGTCGTTCGCGGTGTCGTCGCGCCGGTTGCCCGTGAACCAGCCCGGGAAGTCCAGGTCGAGCCAGCAGTACCAGCCCGTGTCTTCCGGCACCGTCGAGTCCGGGCCCGGCGTGCGCGGCTTGCCGTCAACGAGGACGTACGCCCAGTTGGAATACCCCGGTCCCTCGAACCAGCACTCCGCGCCTCGGATCGCGGCCGTCTGCCCGTCGATGCTGCGGACACGGGTCACCGATAGCGGCGGCTCCCATCCGCCGGCGATCCAGTCCATCTCCAGCCGCGCGGCCATCCGGCGTCGTTGCTCATCGGGTGACAGGTCCAGCCAAGTGACCTCAAGGCTCCGTGCGTACGCATCCCACGGGGCCATCTCGATACCGTGCGCTATTGCCGCACCGAAGCCAGCGAATGCCTGCTCTAGTTCCCTGCTTGGCGACCTGTGCCGCAAAAGGCTCATCCGCCCATCGTCCCACCTCGCGCCACATGGAGGCCGCCATGCCCGATTACACCTACACCGGCCCGGAGCGGACCTACCCGGAGTCCAGGGACGCCTATCAGGTCCCCGTGGGCACCGTGAAGCCGGGTGACGTGCTCGAGCTGGCCGAGCCGCTGGACCAGGACTGGCGGGAGTACGAGGGCGACACCAAGCCGCGAACCTGGAGCGAGGGCATGGCCGTCCAGGGCATTCCGCGCGGTGACGGCGAGCCCGCGGCCGGCGACGACGGCACCGATCCCGTTTCCTGACCCTCTTCCCGACCTCCGGCCCGTAGCTGACGCGCTGCGGGCTTTTCTCTTGTCCCGAAACGGAGCGAGCCCATGCCGCCGTCAGTGCCTACCGTTTTGTTTCCGCCATCATCCGAACTGGTCGACATCGGGCGTGAGCTGATCTCCGCGACGGCAGCCCCGGCGTACGTCACCATCCCCGTCGCCGGATTCGAGCCGGACGACAAGATCACGATGCTCAGCGACACGGGCAAGCGCGGCAGCCGCGTCAAGACCTATGACCTTCAGCAGGGCCCCATCTGGACTGAGAGCAAGGTCACCGAAAGCGCGGTGTACCTGGACACCATCGGGCATGTCCTCTTTAACGCCATGGGTGACCTCGTGTCCACCGGGACCTCTTCCGGGACGCCGTGGACCAGCACCGCCGCGGCGCTGGTCGCTGGCGCGGTGGCGATCCCCGTCCTGTCCGGAGCCGCCGCGACGGTGGCGACGTACGTTCAGGTGGACTCCGGGACCGTCTCAGAGCTCGTGACGGTCGGTGCCGGGTCCACGACCACGAACATCGTGCTGAACGCAAACACCCCGCTGCGGTTCAACCACCTGGCCAGCATCACCGTTACGCCCGTCATCGCGCCGTTCACCCACGTGTTCAGCAACCTGAACCTGAACAGCAGCACCGGGAACACCTCAGCTCAGCCGCCGACTCACACGCTGATCCACCGGACGGGCATCCCCGGCAGCGGCAACTACAACGCTGTCATGTACGCCTACGCGTGCTTTAGCTCGGTGAAGCTGAGCGCCAAGGCCACGGGCTGGATGGCGTGGGAAGGTGCCGTGACCTCACAAGCCCATGCCTATCCGGCGTCCTCCCCGACTGCGGCTATATCGAACGTAAAAGCCCTGCCGGGCCTGAAGTCCACGACCACGGTGGCCGGTACCCAGCGGTATGAGATCGCCGAGTGGTCCGTGGACCTTAAGGCGGAGGTTGAGCCGCTGCCCACGGCGGACGGCTACCAGAACCCCTACGCGTTCGTGCGGGGCGAGTTCGAGGCGCCGTTCACTCTCACGTACAACCCGGCCATTGACGAAAGTGCGCTTAATCACTATTTGTCTAACGACCAACCGACGCTGGCGTGGGCAATCACCAACGGGCTGAGCGGCGCGAACCTCCTGTCAATGTCGATCGCGGCGCAACTGGGCGGATTTAAAGGGGCCCCCCTGAAGGCCAATAAGACGACATTTGGATTTGACGTCACGGGAGAATTGATAAGCAACACAAATAATTCTGGAAATAGCGGCGGGTATAGCCCGCTAAAGATCACCATCGTGAACGCAATTCCTGGTTACTGAGCCGCATCCATTCACGCACCCGAAAGTGAGCGCCATGAGAACTGACCTGCCCGGCGGCGAATGGGCCGAGATCAAGCCCGTCGAGGACCTGACCGGAGCCGACCAGGACGCCTATTTTGATTCCCTCGACGCCGCCCGCGCCCGCCGTGACGCCGAAGCCGAGGCGGCACCGCTCCCGGAGGGCGGCGTCCGGCCGAAGGGCACTCTCACCAACGGTGACTACCGCGGCATCCGGGATCAGGCTATGGGCAAGCTGATCACCGCGTGGAGCTTCGATGGCGTCCCGCTACCGTATTCCACCGCAAGCCGTGCCTCGCTGCCGCTGTACGCCTGCAATGCGCTGGTGGATGCGGTTGACGATCACGTTTCGGCCCTGAACGGCGCCGGCCCAAAAGCGGCGCCGACTGGGACTGGCTCCTCGGATACCTCGGACGCCAGTACCTCGAGCCTCCCCCTGGAGCCACTGCCAGCGCCATAAAGAACGCCCGGTGGATAGCCGAGGGGAAGGTTCACCCGAGGTCTTCCAGGGACATCCCCCTCCGCGTCGCCCCGTGGATTGACCCCGTGGCCCACTGCCTCCAGAGGCTGCGGAAGGGGCACGAATGAACCTCGCCGAGTTCGCCGCGGCAGCCCGTGACCTCGCCAGCCGCGCCGAAGCCTCGCTAGCCCTCGACGTCTGCCGCGCGATGGCTGACGTGGCCCTGCCGCAGCTCCAGATCGTCACGCCCGTGCTGTCCGGGGCGCTGCGGGACTCCGAGCACATTGACGCGGTGTTCGGCTCCGGCGCGTTCGCGGGGGCGGTGATAGCCCCGCACATCATCTACGCCGAGTTCCGGAACAACGGCGGGACGATCAGCAGCAAAGGCCCGTGGCCGCTGCGGAACGCCGGGACGGGTCAGGTGTTCGGCCGCCACGTGACGCAGGCCGGATCGCACTACATCGAGAAGGGCGAGGCGGCCGGGCGCGGTCCCTGCCATGCGGTGGCGGAACGGGTCACTGCCCAGTACTTCCACCTCTGACCTGCCGTCCTTCTCGCCGCTGCTGGTCTTACCTCGCTGAGGCGGTGACCGGATGGCGATCGAGGAAGTCATTGAGGTCAACGCCGGCGAGGCCATCGCCCAGCTTGACGCGTTCGCCGCTGCGGCCGAGGAAGCCGCAGCAAAGTACGAAGCGGCGATGGAGCGCGTCAAGGGCGGCATGTCCGGCGGCGCGAGCAGTGCCAGCGCGGACAAGATGGCCGCGGCCATGGATGCCGCCGCCGAGAAAATCAGCGCCGCAGCTGCGAAGGTGGAGGAATCTCTCGGCAAGATCGGCGCAGCCGGTGAAGCTGCTGCGGCAGGACTAGGGCCGGCAGCCGGCGCGGCCGACACCGCCGCGGCCGCGAACGACCGGCTAGCCGGATCGGCTGGCGGGGCCGCTGACGCGGAGAAGGCCATCGGGGAGTCGGCTGCTGCGGCCGGTGCTGGTCTCGACGAGGCTGCGGCTGGTGCTGACGCTGCCGCTACGGCGACCGCACGGGTCGGGAAGGCTGGGGCCGAGGGCGCGGCGGGGCTTGACGCGACTGCCGCCTCAGCCGGGAAAGCCAGGGATTCCCTCGGGCGGTTCACTGCCGCAGGAGATGAGGCGGCGGCTTCCTCGGCGAGGGTCGGCAAGGCGTCGGCAGCTTCTGCCGAGACCGGCGCGGCCGGGTTCATGAAGTTCGCCAAGGTCGTCGCCATCTCCGGCGGCATCGCTGCTGCGTATGGCATCGACAAGGCAATGAAGCTTAACGCCGAGGTCACTCGCCTGTACACTGCCGCCGGGCTGAAGGGCGTCAGTCCTGCCGCCGTCACGGCGGCGGACCTGGCCATCGGCACGCAGACCGGATACAGCGGGCAAGCCATCGCACAGGCGGAGTACCACCCGGTGTCGGCCGGGCTGGACTGGAAGACCACGCAGGGCCTCACGACCCAGAGCGCGAACCTGGCGAACATTCACGGCGCGAACCTGGAAGACACCACCTACGCGATGTCGTCGGTGATGAAGGCCTACAACATGGGCGCCAAGGAGGTAACTCCTACCGCCGCGCTGCTGAACAGCATCGTCGGCCAGGGCGACATGCGGTTCCAGGATTTTAACGAATCCGTCAAGAACTTCGCGCCGACCGGCGCGAGCATGGGCATCTCGCTGCAGTCGATGGGCGCGGGCCTGGCCTACCTGACCGACCGGGGCAACACTGCCGAGGTCGCTTCGACGCGGCTGACGATGGGCCTGTCGATGGCCACGGCGGGGTCCAAGGCCGCGAACGTCTACATGAAGGATCTCGGGCTGACCACCGGGACGCTGGACCTGAAGAACAAGTCGCTGCAGGCGACGATGGTCGCGGGCGGTCTCACCACCAATAAGTTCGCGTCTGACCTGAAGAAGTCCGACGGCCTGTACGTCGCGCTGACCGATATGCAGGGCGCTTTCCATAAGGCCGGGCTGTCGGGCGCCCAGGCCGACCAGGTGATGGCGAAGATTTTCGGCGGCGGCCGGTCGGACAAGGCAATCGTGTCGCTGATGCAGAACCTCGGCGGGGTGAAGCAGAAGTACGACCAGATCGGCGCCGGGGTTAAGAACTACGGTGCGGACGTCGCCACCGAGCAGGCCACCGCCGCGCAGAAGTGGGCCAATTTCAAGGCCGGGATGGGGAACCTGGCCACCGGGTTCGGTGGCTCGCTGCTGCCGTATTTCACCTCACTGGCCGGCGAGGCGGACAAGTTCCTCGGCTTCCTGCAGGGCAGCAAAGGTGCCTCAACCGCCCTCGTCGGGACGGTCGGCGGCCTGGCCGCCCTGTTCACCGGCAAGAAGCTGGTGTCCGGGGTTGAGTCGGCGTTCTCAACCGGCGAGACCGCACTCCGGGGTGTCGGCAAGGTTGCGCAGGTACTCAACATTCCCGGCCTGGACAAGCTCGCGAACATCGGGAAGGGCGGTACCGCCGGGGCGGCTGCGGCGTCCGGGAGCCTGGACCGGGTGGCCGGGGCCGGGAACGCGGCCGCCGCAGCGCTTGACCGGGTGGCCGGGGCAGGGGGCGCGGCAGCGGCCGGCGAGGATGCCGCGGGCGCGGCCGGCGGCAAGGCAGCGGCCGGCGAGACGGCGGCCGGAGGCGGCGGGGTCCTGGCCAAGGGCGGTTCGGCTCTCGGCGCTGGCATCATGGCCGCCGCCGGGTCCTGGCTCATCGGGCACGCGGTCGGGGCGTTCCTGCCGAAGGCCACGGCGCAGCAGAGCCAGCAGTACAAGGCCGCCATCCCCGGCTTGCTTCAGGCCCCCGCGAATTTTGTGTTCGGGAGCAAGGCGGCCAGCCTGTACTCGGATCTCCCCAAGATGGGCGGCCCGGTCGCCGGGTCCAACTGGGAGAACTGGTACCACAACGTGCTCGGCGGCTCGGGCGGCCAGCAGCACGGGCCCATGGCCGATATCCCCGGCAGGCAGCCCGTGGACCCGACGCGCCAGGCGGGTGCCATCCCGGAAGCCTGGGACAACCTGTTCAGCGGCGTCAGGTCGCTGTTCACCAGCCACGCCGCGCCCGCGGCGCAAAACCTCGCCTCGCCCGCATTCTGGAAGGCCGGCGGCCCGGCGGCGGCCCCGGTCATGCCTGCCGGGCCGGCGGCTAAGTCCCCGCCAGTCGGCGCCGGGTTCACGGACATGCTCGCCGGAGCGATGAAGGCCACGAAGCCGGCCAGGATCCCCGCTCCCGACCTGTCTGCCCTGACTGCGGCCAAGGGCAAGGTCGCCGCCGACATGGCCGGGATCACCTCAGTTCTGGCCTCGGCAATGAAGAAGCCGGTGAAGCTTCCCCCGCCGGATCTCTCAGCTCTGTCCGCAGCCAAGGGCAAGGCGACGGCAGATGTCAGCAGCATCACGCAGGCGATCGACTCGGCGATGCGCAAGCCCGCGAAAATGGCCGCGCCGGACCTAGGCGCTCTCGACGCGGGCAAGGCCAAGGCGATGACCGCGGCTCAGGGTATCCAGCAGGCGGCCCAGGCTCCCCTGCAGAAGCCCGTGAAGGCCGCCCCCCCTGACATCTCGGCGTTCTCCGCCGCGCGGGGTCCCGCCGCCGCTGACGGTGCCCAGATCAGCGCCGGGCTCGCCAGCGGGATCCTCGCGAACGAGGGGGCCGTGGTGGCCGCCGCGTCGGCTGTCGCGGCTGCTGCCGCCGCCGCGATGTCTCACGCCCTGGCGGTCAAGTCCCCCTCGAAGGTCACCGAGAAGATCGGCGCGGAAACCTCGGCTGGCCTCGCCAAGGGCATCACCAGCGGCACCGGCAAGGTTAAGGCTTCCGCGCTCACCTTGTCGGCCACCACCATCACCAGCCTCACTCAGGGCCTGCAAGGCGGCACGTCCGCCATCAACGCGGCACTGACGGCTGTCACCGGCAAGGGGTCCCGGCCGCAGGACATCACCACGATTACCGGCACCATCTCCACCCTGCAGGGGGATCTTTCCAGGGCCCTGGCCGGCAAGCAGATCAGCAAGCCGGAGGATTCCGCGCTGACGAAGATGCTCCGGGCCGACAATACGAAGCTTCAGGCGCTGTCAGCTCAGCGCACCATGCTGGAGACGGAGATCACCGACTCCAGCCAGATAGCCCAGCAGGCCATCAGCAACGCGTCGGTCATGAACTCGCTGACCGCTACCCCGATCGACCCGTCACAGGCCGTGTCCTCAATCGCGATCATCCAGGGAATGCAGGTCCAGGCGAACCAGGCCGCCGCGTTCGCCAGGCAGATCGGGCAACTCCAGAAGTCCGGTCTGAACGCAACGTCGCTGAACCAGATCACCCAGTCCGGGGCGACGTCGGGCCTGCCCATCACGCAGTCCTTGATCTCCGGCGGACCTAAGGCCATCGCGCAGATCAACGCCCTTGAAAAGCAGATCCAGGGGTCCGCCGCCCGGCTCGGCGACGCGGGCGGCCCGGCGATGTACCAGGCGGGCGTCCAGGCGGCGCAGGGTCTCGCGGCCGGCCTGAAGTCGCAGCTGTCCTCGGTCGACGCCGCGATCACGAAGATGGCCGACTCGATCACGGCGGCGATAAAGAAGGCGCTGAAGATCAGGTCCCCGTCGCTGGTGTTCGCCGAGATCGGCGGATACCTGCCGCAGGGCCTCGCGCAAGGTGTCGACGCGGAGAGCGCCGTAGCGGAGAGCGCCGTAGCCCGGATGGCGGCGCGGACGGCGGGGGCATACGGGCGGCAGGCCGCCGGTCATCCAGCCGGGATGCCTGGGGGTTACGGCGGGGGATCCGGTGGCGGGTCAGGCGGCGGGAACGTTACCACCGTCATCGTGAACGTGACCCTCGACGGAAAGACCATTGCCAGCAACGTAACGTCCCACGTCCTGACGACGGCGCTAAACAACGTCAGCGGCGGTCTTCAACTCCGCGGCCGGAACGTCTGACCATCCCGTGCCGCGCCCCGGCATGCCCGACCCACCTCAGGGAGTAGACCCATGGCTCAAGGCCGCGGTTACACCGTCACGTCCGGTCTTATCGCCGTCACCTCCGGCTCGCAGACCCCCATTCTGTTCGCCACCGCAGCCTCGACGGTGAGCGCCGACGCACTGGCCCTCCGGATATCATGCCCGTCGGGCTCCAGCCCAACGTTCCCGGCAAACTCGTCGGTGAAATTCACCCTCGCGCTCACCACGTCGGGAGTCGGTACCACCGCTGCGACCCCGGGCAAGGCCAACCGGCTCGACATCGCGGCGAACTCGCTGTGGTACACCACGTGGTCGACGCCGCCGACCATCGGCCAGATCCTGTGGGAGCACAGCGTGTCGTTCTCCGCCGGCGCGAACTGGGGTGAGGTCTTCCCGTCCGGGCTGGAGCGGCGTCTCGGCGGCACCGGATCGGCAGACCAGTGGGCGCTGTTCGTCCTGCCGTCCGCCACCTCCACCGCAACGGACTTCGAGGCCGGCATCGACTTTATCGAGTAAGCACCCCCTCTTTGGCGCGTCAACCAGGGGAAGCGGTGAGACCTCGGCATGGCCATATCCCAGGACTCATCTACCCCGTCCGCCCCGGCCGAGTTCCCGAACGCCCTGACCGGCACCTCGGTAACGGCGGCATTCAGCCCGCCCGCCGGGTCGCTGGTGGTAGCCCAGGTCGGGATCGGCTACGCCGCCACGTCCACCGCTCCCGCCGTCACCCTGGCCGACTCGCTCGGTAACACCTACCCAGCGGGGCCGTCTAAGTACGACGGCCTGTTCGCTTATGCCGGCATATTCAGCTTCTACTACGCGGCCGCACCCGGCTCCATCACCCTCACCGTAACCAGGAGCCTCACCGCCGCAGCCGGGGTATCCATCTACCCGGTAGTCCTGAACGGGTGCGCAGTCAGCCAGTCCGGCGCCGGAACCGGGACCGCCCTCGGAAGCTCTTCCACCACCCCCGGGGGATCAGTCACCACGACCCATCCGGGGTCGTGGGTGCTGTTCACGGCCGGTATCGGCGATGATCTGGGGACGCTGACCCCTGACAGCGGCTGTACCACCAGCCAGTCATGGCCTGATAGCACCGACGCCATCTGGGTCGCGTACGGCAAGCAGACGGCCGCAACCGTTACGCCCGGCCCGGCCGCCCTCGGGTGGACCCTGACTCACGTCGCCGACTGGGCGTGGGCGGCGCTGGAAATCCTCCCGGCCGTGATCCCGTCCCGCGCGCAGCCATCCGGTCCCGTCCGCCAGCATCGCCCGGCCCGCATGGTCCTGCCGTGGATGCGGGGCCAGCCTGGCCCGCTGGTCCCCGTGCCAGCCCCCGGGCCGGCCGTCGCCCCGCCGCCGCCGGCCGCGGGGCCCGTACGTCAGCAGCGCCCCCGACGGCGTTCACCGCGGATGCACGGGGGACCCGGAACCCCGGTCACCGTGCCGCTCCCCGGCCCTCCTGTTCCGCCGCCGCCTCCCGCATCGGGTCCTGTCCGGCAGCAGCGGCCCGCCCGGCGATCCCCCCGGATGGGCGGGCATGCGGGCACCTGGACCGCCATCCCGCAGACGGTCGTCAACCAGTGGGCGGCGACGTTCACGCAGCCCACGGCGTTCGGGAACATGCCCCCCGCGCTGCAGTCCGTCGTGGTCCCGCTGGACAGCGGGAGCCTGGTCGGCGGCGGCAGCGGCACGAGCACGGCGGGTAACTGGCTGTTCTGCGTGGTCGGCTGGAATCAGGCCAGCGCGCTGCCCTCTGTCAGCTTCGGTGACGGCGACGACATCCACTCCTACTGGCGGCCGGGCGGCATCTCGGGCCCTGCCGGGAACACCGGCACCTCGGTCTGGTTCACGCCAAACCTTGCCCGGCAGGTCAATGATGTCTACGTCGCCCCGAACGGGGCCACGTCCGGGATTTCCGTCCTGGTGTTCGAGGTTGCCGGGCTCGGCCCGTGGGACACGATCACCGGCGTCTTCACGAACTTTGCTGACCTCGCGGCGTCGCTTAACCTCGCGCTTCCCGCCCCCTCAGCCTCCGCATGCCTCATCGCCGCGGTGACGGGGGACAGCACCGCGGCCGGGCAGTCGTTCGCCCCGCCCGGGTGGACGACGCTGAGCACGGTCACCGCGAGCAACGGCGTCGACCACACCTGCGATGTGGTCCTGACCTCAGCGATCCTCCCGGCCGCCACGGGGTCCGTGTCGGTGACCGCGACGGCAAGCTCGGCAGACCTTTCCGGCGTGATCATCGGCGTGCTGACCAGTGCGCCTAGCCCGATCCCGGCCGGCGCGAATCCGGCGTGGCCATGGCTGAAGTGCGAGTTCGCGCCTGGCGGGGGCTTTGAAACCCCGCCGGACCAGCTGGCGTGGGCAGACATCACGAAGCGGCTGTGGAGCTGGCACGAGTCCACCGGCCCGCAGTACCAGCTCGCTCAGCTGATGAGCACCAACGGGACAATGCAGGTCGACAACTTCGACGGCTCGCTCTCACCGTCGAATCCGGGCGGGCTCTGGTACAGCAACGCGCTCAACGTCAACATGAGCTTCAATGCCCCGTACCCGCACACGGGCGTCTCTCCGTGGACCGGGATCAACGGCGCGGCCCTGGCTCAGTCCAGCGCGTACGCCTTCGCCTCGGCGCCGAACGCGACCGCCACGTACTCCTGCGAGGTCACACCGGACGGCGCGACGGCGACTCCCGGCGCGCAGGCCGAGATGGACCCGGTGACCGCCGGGCAGGTCTACAGCGCCTCCGCGTGGTTCTGGTCCCCGGCGGGATGGTCCGCCGGGGCGCAGGCCGCGATCAGGTGGTATGACTCATCCTCGACGCTGATCAGCACCTCAGCCGTGACCGCGACCGCGATACCGGCCGCAGCGTGGACGCAGGTCACCCAGCTCGCCGTGACCGCCCCCGCGGGTGCGGCGCATGCGAGCATCGTGCCCCGGTTCGCCGGGACACCCTCAGTGCCGTTCTGGATCGCCGAATGCGCCATGGTTGCCGGGCCGGCCGCGCCCGTCACGGGCCGGGTGACCACCGGCACTCCCGTCCGCCTCCGGTGCGCCCTGGGGACGATGGGCGGGGTCGCTTACAACCGCTGGTACGTCACCAGCCGCAACGCCCTGAGCTGGCCGGAGAAGCGCAACAAGGCGATGCGCAACTTCGTGGACGCCACGTTCTCCGACCTGTGGTCCGTGGTCAGCAAGTCCAGCCCGACGCCGTACCGCGGCGAGGTCGAGCAGGATGACCCGTACGCGTGGTGGCCGCTGGATGACCAGCTCCTGACCGGCGGCGTCCTCCCCGTCGTGATGCGCAACGCCGCCGTCGGCAACGCGAACGTGCTGAGCATCGCGCTGTCCCCGGCCGGCGCGATGGACAATGCCTCCTACTCCACGGCGGGGCTTTACAACACTTACGAGGCCGATTCGGTCGCGCTGTACACCGTGGCCGCTCTCCAGGGCTGGATGTACGGCGACCCGCAATCAGGATTGCAGAGCACGCAGTCCGGCGGCGCGACCACCGCGCAGCCCGGCTCGGCGGCATGGCAGCAGGCCGGCATGATCGGCGGCACCGGATCCCAGGGCTGGTACCTGGCCTGCCAGGACGCGAACTACCCGCCGGTAACCAGCGGCGTGACGATCGAGGGCTGGTGGGATTACGGCTGGTTCGGCGGCGCCGCGGTCGGTAGTTACCGCGTGGCCGACGCGATCACCGGCACCACCTTTGTCCAGGATGTCGCGCAGCAGCCGTACTGCCCGCTGACCCTGTTCACGACCACCTCCTCCTCGGCGATGGTCGCGATGCTCCAGCTCGACCTCTCCGGGCACCTGAACCTGATTGTCACGGAGAGCGGCACTCCCACGTCATACAGCATCTACACGGCGACCGACCTGCGAACGAGCTCCTGGCACTATTACGCTCTCGCGCTCACCCCCACCGGGTACACGGTGTGGATCGACGGCGGCCAGACCGCCCAGGTAAGCGGCTCCCTCTCAGGGGTGGCCGCAAGCTTCTCCTGGGTGGTGATCAACGGCGACATGGGCGCGAACGCCGCCTCGGACACCGCCGCGTACCAGCACGGCGGGAACGTCGCGGTCTCGGGGTTCGCCATCTACCCGGCGGTGCTGCCTGCCTACCGGATCTGGAGTCACTACGTCGCCGCGGTCACGGGGTTCGGGCAGATCCCCGCGCCGACCGCCGTCACCGCCGAGTTCACGGGGATCGCGCCCCTCGGCTGGGCGGCCGACGGCACCGTCCTGGGAAGCGGCACCACCCCGTACGGCTACTACGGCGGCGCCTACAGCGGCGGAGCGGCCCCGCCCCCGAACGGGATCGCGCTGTCCGCGATCGTGACCGCGAACATGGGCGCCTACACTAGCGGGCCGTCCGCGTGGAAGGTGGTCACCGGCTACAGTTCCGCCCAGTCCGCGTACGTCGGGTGGACCGGGTTCGCGCCGCTGTTCACCATCTACACGGGGAGCACGCTCGGCAGCGAGGCGGAGGCGGCCACCGTCAGAGGCCCAGGGGACACCTTTTACGGCGGGTACGGCAGCAGCGCTGACGGGGTTGGGCCGGCGCAGGCCGCCTGGGGGACCGGGGCTAGCCCGCCCACCGTGGCGTCCTCGCTCGGGGACACCGTGGGGCAGCGGCTGGAAAGGCTGCTCGGCTACGGCAACGTGATCGCGCCGCGGCGGTGCATCGACCCGGCGCCGGAGCTCGTGCGGGCCGCGCTGGACATCGGCGGTCAGCAGGCAGGTTCCTCGGTCAACAACATCGTGCAGTCCGACGACGGCTTCCTCTTCGTGGACTTGCCCGGCAACATCTCCTACCGTCAGCGCCCGCACCTCGCAGCCGATCAGGTCGTGTGGTATATCGGCATGAACGTGGCTGGCGGGATGCTTCCGTTCAGTGACGACGTGGAGTTCGGAAACGACCCGGCACGCGTCTGGGACGACGTAACGGTCGCTCCGTATGCCCCGGACGGGTCATCACCTCCGGTACTGACCCCGACGAGTGCCGTGCTGGTCAACGCCGCGCAGCAGCAGTACGGGGACCGCCCGCAGCAGGTCGCCTCGTACCTCCAGGATCCGGCTAAGCAGCAGATCCAGGCCGACTGGATCTTCGCCACCTACGGGTCCCTGCAACGGCGCGTCGCCAAGATCACCATTGAGGCGGCGTCGCACCCGGCGAGCTGGGCTTTCGTACTCTCGGCGAATATCAGTGACCTGATCCAGGTTTACGACCAGCCGTTCGGCGCCCCGGCGACGACCGGGATCTACCGAATCTCTCACCTCGATCGCACTCTGAGTTATTCGGCCAATGGCAGCGAGGTGACCGGCCGTGCAGAGGTGACCGCCGACCCCATTCCAAGCAGTTACTGGAGCTAGCTAGCCCGTTCAGCTCATCCCGCCGCCGCCCGTTCTCCCATCCACCCGAAGGGCGGTCCTGGCCCATGCCTGAGTCCCGTACCCGTGTCGTGACCCGCGCCGAAGTGCGGCACGTGATCGTGCGCGCCTGCACGGCCTGCGGTCATCAGCGCGTCACCGGGGAACCCTGCGCGGGGTGCGGTAACCAGGTCCCCGCGGTGGTGCACGACCTCGGGGTGCAGTCGGCCTACTACCGTAATCCCGTCAAGCGCCTCGGCTGGTGGCTCGTCGGTCAGCGCCTCGCCGCCCGGCGGGCACAAGCAGCAGCGAAAGTGAGGCCCGTCAGTGGCTAACACCGTGATCATTTCGTCCCGCGGGGATGGCGTCATCGCCGGCCGCATGATCGGCGCCACGCCGGCCCAGCTTGAGCCTAAGAACCTCGGCTGGGGTACCGGCGGCGTCGGCACGGGTGCGCCCTACACGGCGGCCAAGAGCGATGTGGCGCCGTTCAAGGAGGGTGCGGAGTCCCGTGTCGCGGGCACCAGCTCGCAGGCGACCACGACGTACACCAACGACACGTACCAGGTGGTCGGGACGATCACCTCAGCGTCCACGCAGACGATCACTGAGGTGTTCCTGTCGGACTCGGCCGCCAAGCCGTTCTCCACGACGGTGGCCGCTGGCGGGGTGGTCGGCTCGAACTCAGCGACCACGCTGAACACGGCGGCGTCCTATACCCCGGCTAACGGGACCTCGGTGCAGGTGGACACGGAAGTGATGCTGGTCACGGCTGGGACTGGCACCACGGCGCTAACGGTGACCAGAGGGACCAACGGGTCAACAGCTTTGTCCACGATCTCGGCGGGCGACG